TCGCCAAAGAGCCAATCTCCATGGAAACACCAATCGGTGATGATGAAGATTCGCATCTGGGTGATTTCATCGAGGATACCACCCTCGAGCTGCCGCTGGACTCTGCCACCACCGAGAGCCTGCGTGCTGCCACGCACGACGTTCTGGCTGGCCTGACCGCTCGTGAAGCGAAAGTACTGCGTATGCGTTTCGGCATCGATATGAACACCGACCATACGCTGGAAGAAGTGGGTAAACAGTTTGACGTTACCCGCGAACGTATCCGTCAGATCGAAGCGAAGGCGCTGCGTAAACTGCGCCATCCGAGCCGCTCTGAAGTGCTGCGTAGCTTCCTGGACGATTAATCCAGGTAAACAGCAAAAAGCTCCCAATCGGGAGCTTTTTTTTTGTTTATTCCCTCTCCCTGTGAGAGAGGGCCAGGACGAGGCATCAGGCCGCAGAGCCCCCTAAAGCCCCCGCACCACCAGCGCCTCGTCGAGCTCCCTGTAAGCTTCCACCAGTTTATCCAGCGTTGCCCTGTTAAGTCCGCTCGGGTTTGGCAGCACCCATACCTGCGTCACGCCGATGGTGATGGCCTGTTTACCCCATTTCACCCCGCGCTGGCTGAACGCCTGCTCATAGGCCTGTTTCCCCAGAATCGCCAGCGCGGCAGGCTGGTAGTCTTCGATCTTCTTAATCAGTTCCCGCCCGCCAGTGCGCAGCTCATGCAGGTTGACTTCGCTTGCCTGCACGGTTGGTCGCTCCACCAGCATGGTGATCCCGCAGCGCGTATCCAGCAGATGCTGCTCCTCTTCAGGCTTGAGTAACCGGTCGGTAAAGCCGGCCTGGTAGATCACTTTCCAGAAGCGGTTCCCCGGATGAGCAAAGTGAAAACCGGTATGCGCCGAGGATTTACCGGGGTTGATCCCACAGAACACCACCCGTAATCCCGGGGCCAGAATATCGTTGATCATATTTACTCCCGATTGATACATCATCATGGAAGTATAAAGGATTGATTATGCGTTGTTTATAAAAACAGCAGGTGGGTGTGAATGGCTGGATTGCTGCGGGGAGTTACATTATAATCCACCGCCACGGCCCCTTAGCTCAGTGGTTAGAGCAGGCGACTCATAATCGCTTGGTCGCTGGTTCAAGTCCAGCAGGGGCCACCAAATTTTAGCTTTAGAATCATATAATTAAGCCACTCACATGAGTGGCTTTTTTGTTGGCTTAATTTTCAGTGGCGATGAAATGGCGGTATCGCTGAGTTCTTACAGAGATAAAAAAAACCGCACGAGGCGGTTTTTTTACTGATGCGGCTATCGTTAACTGCGGTTCACCGAGGGCGCCCGGGCACGTTCCGGCATGCCAGGGGCTGCAATCAGGCGCTCAACCGACTCCATGGTGACAAACGTACAGCTGCAATCAACGTTGGTGCACTGGTGATAACGCTCTTTGGTATTTTCACTCAAATAGCGACTGGTTCGCGCATGTGCCGAGTGCTTACATTTAGGACAATGAAACATACCGCCTCCGTTTAATTCACTTTTTGTGAATTAATAATACCCAAAAAGCGTAAAATTAAAAGCGTACTACTCGCTTTCGATGGAAAATTTTTCGTCGGCAATGTCAGGTTCAAGATTCACCTCCGTCGTAAAGCCTCTTCCGTCAAGGGTGTGTACGACCCGGCTGACGATCCACGCTTGCTCGTCAATCGCCCGTTTGAAGCCTTTTACCTGAAGGGGGGTTTCTGGAAAAAGGTCAGCTTTTCCCAGCGCCAGCTGGATAGAAAATTTCACTACCCCGCGCTGTAAAGCACGCCATTTGGCTTCAGCCGCTCTGAGTGCCTGCGCTTCGGAGGCAAAAATAGTGGTCAGCTCAAAGACGTTATCGGCGGCGCCAACCAACGTCTCCTGCGGCGTTTGCTCCGTGCTGCCGGATACGGCTGCGGCATCCGGATGAGGTAACGCGCCTGTCGCTGCCGCCGGTGGCAGACGATTGATGCTGACCTTTGGGTGTTGTTGTTTAGGATCGCTCGTTTGCAGCCATTTGGCCGTCACGCCGGAATACGCTTCGCGATCGGCAATGGAAAAGCTGTGTTTATCACCATCGGCGCGTTCAATCACCTTCAACGCAACCGGTTTGCCGCTGGCCGTCACGGCGCCGCCCGCTTTCATGAAAAGCACCTTCCCTTCCTTAACGGCGACAAACGCGCCATTGCGTTCAGCCAGGCGGGAGAGAAACGCAGCATCGGACTCCTGAGTTTGGTCGATATGCGCAATGGCTATGGATGAAAATTCCGCCGCCACGCTGGCGCTAAGCTGGTTGCGCTGCGCGATGGTATCAACAATTGCGCCGAGGGTGGTGTCATGCCATGACTGCTCGCGGCGAACGTTGAGCTTGCCACGAAAATCGGCGCTGCGCCCCCGAATGGTTAACCGGTCCGGCGCCCCCCGAAATTCAATATCATCGACCGTGAAATTCCCCTTCGGCTCCAGAGGGGTACCCTGCCAGCCCAGCCATAGTGTAATAAACGCGCCGCGAGCCGGCAGGTCTAACAGACCGTCGGAATCATCCAGCTCAATATCCACCTGATCGGCTTCCAGGCCTCGGTTGTCAGTCATGGTCAAGCGGATAAGGCGATGGCTAAAATTTTGCGTAATATCACGGCCATTAAGCTTGAGCATAAAATCGGGGGCGATTTTCCCCCCTGCCCGGATATTCATTTCCGTGATCATCCCAGCAGCCCTCCAATTTCGGTACGCGCGCTGGTCACCAGCTCTTCAGCCTGTGTTCTCAGGTCGCCAAACATCGCCATCAGCGATTCGTCAACCCGCTTCAGAGAAAGCGTAAAATCAATTTTCCGCGCCGTACCATCGCTGTAAAAATCCGTATGGGTGTGCGTCACCTTATCAATCACAAACATGCCATGAATAATGCCCGTCCCGTCGATCAGCGGCCAGGCACGCCCCTCATTCGCCATCAGTTCGATGGCTTTCAGGGACAATCGCCCTCCGGTAATTTCAGGATAAAGCGTTCCGGAGAGCGTATGGGATGTATCGCCCTCCCCCAGATACTGCCAGGCTTTGGGCTTCCCGATGCGATCGTTAGAGGCCCAGCGGTAATCCTTTGAAAACTGCATTGACTGATACGGCAAGGTTCGTCGCTCAAAGACAAACAGCCCCAGCACCATTAACATTTTCTCTCTCCTTACTCATACATAAAGTGGGATCGCTGGTCCGCCGCTTTCTGTCTGTCTCTGCTGTCCAGGGCATCCTGAATTTGGCGGCTGAGGTCCGCTCCGGATGTCATATCTCCCTGCAGCGTGAAGTGATATTCGCTTCTGCTCTGATCGACGTAAGAGCGTCCGCCAGTGGCCAGCGCTGGCTGATACTTCAGATAGCCACCATAGGTCGATGTCGGCGGAATATACGCACTGCCCGGTGCAGAGGAAGCCGCCTCTGCGTTAGCCGCAGCGGGCTCGATGTTGTCCGACTTTGTTTTGATAAGACCGAGTTTATCCAGTAGCCAGGTCGCCTTGCTGCTCAGAGTGTTGAACAGATTAAGCGGTGCCATCAACGCCTCCCCGAGCATCTGACCGAACATCACCCCCGCGTTTTTGCAACTGTCGAGCGTTTCCTGAGTCGTTTTGATTGGCATAATCAGGTCGGTGAACCACTGCCAGATCCCACCCAGCTTCTCTGAGATGAAACCAAACGCCTGCAGAAGTGGAGAAAACAGCTCGCCCAGTGGAGCAAAAGCCACAGAAAGCCCTTCCATCACCCCGGTAAAGAAGGCGCTGACAGGTTCCCAGTATTTAAAAATCAGTAATGCACCCGCCGCAATCGCCGCACCAATGGCAATGATGGGCCAGCTGAGGGCACCCAGGATCGCCATGATGCTGCCGCCGACCACGCTGAAGGCTGTGCCTAACATCCCGGCGGCGGTAATGACCAGGTTCAGGCCGGTCACCATCGGCGCAACGACCATGCCCAACCCGCCCACTATGCCGGCAAACGCCTGCGCGCCGACGATAACCCCGACCAGGCCTTGCGTCAGTGCGGGGTTGGCATTCACCCACAGAGAGAGCGTACTGATCCACCCGGTCGCGGTGGTGGTCAGGGTACGCAGGGCGCCATCCGCCTTATCAAATACATCCATCTTCAGGCCGTTCCACACCGCCTGAAGCTTGCCTATATCACCGGCAAGGTTATCGGACTGAACGGCAGCTACCCGCTCGGTACTGCCCTTTGCCCCCTGGAGCTGCTGACGTTTCTCAGACAGCGTTCCATTACCCGCGGCGGAGACCAGTACCGCAGCGCCTTGCGCGTTTTCCTGACCGAAAATGGTCTTCAGGTACGCCATCTGCTGCGCGGTACCGAGCTGGCTCTTTTCAAAGGATGCGGAGAGGGCTTCAAGGATCTGCTCGGCAGGCAGCAGATTGCCTTGTCCATCATGGGTCTGTACGTTCAGTTCACTCAGCGCGGCAGAACCCTGACCGTTCTGCATCTGCAGATGGCTCAGCACAGCGCTGACCCGGGCGCCAGCCGTGCTCCCTTTCATCCCCTTTTCCATCAGAATGCCAAGCAGCGCGGTCGTCTCTTCAAGGCTCACGCCAGCGCCGCTGGCAGTTGGCGCAACAGAGGCCACGGCAGCACCCAGCTCAGTAAGGCTGGTGTGAGAGGAGGTAAATCCGCGGGTCAGCACGTCTGCGACACGCTCAGCATCGGTATTGGCCAGGTTAAACGCGGTCTGTGCATTGCTGATGATGTCGGCGGCGTTTGCGGCATCGACATTTCCCGCAAGGCTGAGATTAACCGCAGGAAGCGTGGCCGCAAGCACACCATCGGCGTCATATCCTGAACGAACCAGCTCGGTCTGCGCCCGGGTGACCGCCTCCGTTGAGGTTCCCGTACCGGCACTGACGTCCCGTGCCTGCTGGCGAATAGCCTCAAGTCTGGCATCCCCCTTCTCCAGACCAAGACTGGCCTGAATAGCAGACATCTGCTTTTCAGCACTGATACCCGGCGCCATAAACCTGGACGTCTGGTCAAAACCCGTCTTTGCCATGCTCACGCCTGTGCCAGCGATCTGATGCACATGCGTGGCAACACGTTTGCCGGATTCGTAGCGACGCTGAACGGCATTGAGCCGCTCCTGCTGCTGATTAACCCGGGCGAGTGCCTCTCGTTGTCCGTTGAGCTGCTGCGTTTTTTCGCCGATGCTCTTTCTTAAACGACGTTCATCTGCTGCCAGGGTCCGGGTATTAATCCCCGCCTGCGCAAGTTCGCCGCGCTGACGCTGGACGGACTGGCGCAGATTGTTGTACTCAAGCTTCAGGGCGGCGGCAGACTGGCGGGCTGCCGTCAGCGCATCGTTCTGCTCACGGGTGGGGTTTTGCGTGTTTTTCAGTTCACGTGCCAGCGCCGCCGTCTGTTGTCTCGCCAGGGCAAGCGCCTGCCCCGTCATGGTGAGCTGACTGCTTGTTTTTCTGAATCCATCGACGCGGGCCGCCTGCTCATCGAGCGCACGCAGCGCCGCCTGCGATTCACCGATCTCTCCCTCAAGAGAGAGACTGGCATTATGGATAGCTTTGAGCGGTCGGCTTGCCCTGGCGACTGCATCCAGCAGCGCCTGAAGTCTGACATTATTACTCATGGTGGTTTCCGCTTCGCTGCAGCGCCTTTTCGCGCCATATGAGGAGTTCGGTCACGCTCAGGGAGTACAACTCTGACGGCGGCCAGTGAAAAATCACCGCGATATCCGCCATCAGATCGTCGACCGACAGGTTTTCAGGAAATTTCAGCGAGCCGAAGTCGGTGACAAAAAACCGACCACCTTTCCGGCAAAAGAGAGCAGGTCGGAGGCATCCAGACGTGCAATCTCATGTTCAGTCAACGCCGGAGAGGTCATTCGCGGCAGCACTTTAATCAGGGCATCCACGTCGGATTGCGCCAGCGACGCCAGCGATACGCCACGCAGAGTGCCCGCATTGGGTTTTGCGACGGTCACTTTTTCGATTTTTTGCTCGCCGCGCAGAACGGGGCTATCAAGCGTGACGGTGTTTGGGTTTTCGCTTTCGTTGATAACAGTCTCGTTGATATTTTCCATTTCGTTACTCTCAAAAGGGTAAGTAACCGGCCAGCAGCTGCGGCCGGTTAAGGGTTACAGGCCGATGGCCTTACGGTGTTCCGCCAGACGATCGACGCCGTCGACTTTCAGCACCATGTTGATGATGTCAATCTCGATAACCTCTTTGCCATCGATAGTGAGCTGGTAGTAAGCGCACTCGGTGGACATCTTGGTCGTGCCGCTTTCGCCCTGCTTGTTCTCGCCGCCGTCAAACTCTTTGTGACGGCCACGCATCACGATCTCCACCGCAGAGATTTCGCCGGTATCGTCACGCTGGAAGGATCCAGTAAAACGCAGCGGCACGCTGTCCGCGCCTGGCGAGGCATACTGCGCCCACAGAGCAACGTCCGGCAGGCCACCAATGGTCCACTCCAGCGCCAGGGCATCATCGTCCAGGCCGAGGTCGACAGAGACCGAGCCCGGCATACCGCCGCCGCGATACTTCTCCAGCTTGCGGGTGAGCTTCGGTAAGGTGACAGACTCAACAACGCCCATATAGCTCAGGCCATCGTTGAACATATTCAGATATTTAAGTTTGCGTGGTAACGCCATGCTGCAGCTCCTTAGCTGTTAACCGAATCTGACAGGTCTGCCAGATAGGTATCGGTGATGCGCTGGCGCAGGGTCAGATTCTCCAGCGGCGGAACAGGGGTGTAGTCGTAATCGATATACAGTTTCCCCGCTTTGAGGGTCGACACGTCATTCGATTCCGGGTCATACCAGCAGGAGCCGTCAACGATGTAGCCATTGGTTTTCAGCTCACGGAATTTGGCATTGATACCGGAAATGATGTCGCGAATAAGCGTTGGGGTAATGGGTTTATCCATCGCCCAGGCGTGCGCTTCCGCCATAGTGTCGGCCAGTACCTGCGCGGTACGGGTGTAGTTTTCAAACAGGAATAACGGATCGTCAGAGCAGGTACGGTTGCCCCAGAATTTGAAACCATCATTGCGAATCAGCGTGGTCACGCCCGCCTGGTTAAGCAGGTTGGCATCGGTGGCCTGTTCCTGCAGGTCCCAGGAGACAGATGCGCTCACCCCGGTAACACCGTTAACACCGACGTTGGACAGGGTTTTATGCCAGCCGGTGGTCTGGTCGATTTTGGCGCGCAGGCCAAGTGCGCGTGCGGTCGCCCAGGCCGTTTTGGTCGCGTTCGTGGTGGTATCCCACGCCAGGAAATCCGGGTGAATAACCATCAGCTCACGCTGGCTGAAGTTTTTGCGATAGTTGATCGCCTCAGGAATGGTTTTACAGCCCCATGCGCTGACATAGCCAAACGCACGCAGGCTCTGGCACGTCGCTGCCAGCGCGGTCGCCACTTCCTGCGAATCCAGCCCCGGCACACCAAGAATGCGTGGTTTAACGCCGGTCACCGTTTTGGCGGTGAGAAGTGCCTTCAGGCCGGTGTATTTGCCGTTTTCGTCGGTGGTACCAATGATGTTAGAAATGGTTTCTTTCTGTGCGGCTTCCGGGTCTTCCGGGTTATCGACACCTTCGGCCACGCGAACAACAACGACAACCGGTTTGCACTGATCGGCAATAGCCTGAAGGGAAGCGGACAGCGTGCCTGTTTTCCCGGCTTTCGCAATCGCGGATTGTACATTGGTAATGAGCACTGGCTCGTTAAGAGGGAATGTCTGTTCGTCAGCATCGCTGGCCGTACAGACCATACCGATGATTGCCGTCGAGACGGTGGAAATGGTGCGTGTGCCATCGTTGATTTCGATGACTTCCACGCCGTGGTGATAGTCGCCCATCCGTTTAACTCCGTGGTTTAGTGGTGAGGGTATTTTCTCTTGGGCGGAGGAGGCATGAAACGTATTGCCGTTGGAGGGAGGGCAGCACAACGCACAGGAAGCGATTAAGCTGATTAACAGGGAAGGTGATAGGTTTTAGCGTTCAATAAAGTTAAACTGTTCATTAATGCCCATTATTATTGCAGAACAATTGTAGTTATCGTGGCGCTATTAACGAAGCAGTAATAATGTCGATTTTATTCCGCATCACTGGGACACTGACTGCATGGTACCCTTTTGGCTTTTCTGGCGCAGGCGATTTATTGGTGATAAACCAGAAGAGACCCATGCCCCCCTTACGATTAAGCCCGCTGTGGGCGGGCTTTTTATGATTATCAGAAGTCTGTCACACCGGTAGTTCAGGCCATTCAATTTCAGGCGCTGTATTTGGTGAAACCCGGCTAAGATAAACGCGGTATTTTTTCCACGCCGTCAACATGCTGATCTCATTCTCGGTCGCCTCCCCCAATTCAACAGCATCCTTTAATGTTTCAACAGCGAAGGTAGCTTCCTGCATCAGCCGTTTTTTCTCACTTTCAGCACAAGCTACCGCAGCGGCCCGCTCCATTGCAGCGTCCTTTTCCCAGCCTTCGCCATTCCAGCGCATATATTTTCCGTCAGGGGCGATTGTCGTTACGTCTGCAGGCAAAGCCCCAAGATTGCTAAAATATACTTGTTCACCCGTTTTTATGCTAAAGAGCGCTTGATTTCTGTAGTCATCGAGCAGTTCCCACGTTGTTTCATTGAACACGGCGACTTTATCCTTTGGTACATCGGGGGGCTTAATATTGGTGGAGTAAGCTGGTAGACCTGTATTAGCTGGTATATAGCAATCATCAGAACCAATAAACTCTCCCGTATCTGCGCAAAGGTTATAAATTCGGATTGTGCGGTCTTTATCTGAAAACTTAAATGTCATTATGCAAGCCTCACAATGTAGTTATAAGCGATATTTTTAATGGTGTTCTCTGCGTTACCGGCAGCGTTAACGGTAATGGTGTGGGTATGCGCCCCCATCACAATCGAGTGAGCGTGAGAACCTATGGCCACTGTATGCGTGTGAGAACCTATGGCTACCGTATGTTCATGCGCGCCGGCGCTGGCCGCCGTACCGGCTATAGTATGGGTATGCGCCCCAGCATTAACTGTTGAGGATGAGGTGTCTGCATTGCCATTGGTGTTGTATACGTTTCGGTCAATATAAACACCGTTCCCCCCACCACCGTTGCGCCATGCTCGCTGAGCATGGCTGTGGTCACCAGCGCTTGCCGCCGTACCGGAAACACTGTGCGTATGCGCACCAGTGCTATTTGACGTCTTAGTCCCGTAGTCAAAGGCGCTGGTTGTTTTCGTCCCATAATCAAATGCACTGGTATTTTTCGTCCCGAGATCGGTTGATGAAGCTGAAGCCCCGTGATTGTGCGACTTAATGCCATCCAGTTCCTGTGACAGCACAGAGCGACCGCTTGCAGGTTTCCCTTTAATCGTCCATCCACGCATATCCGGGATGACACCTGACGGATATGCCGCAGCCAGAAGCGGATAAGCAGCTTTATCGAAGGTTTGCCCTGCCATAATGGCGTACCCGGCTGGCGGTGCGTCCGATGGCCATGCGATCGGAGCGCCAACAGGAAACGCATCTTCTGGCGTCCAGACCGTCCATGCGCCCGTAGAGTATTGGCTGCGCGTATAACTACGGGAGCTGTTATAAACATGATAAACCTGCGTGACACCTGCATTTTTATAGATAAGCAGCGTCCCGGCGTTATTTTCTGGATAATGCCTTGTAGCTGAGGTATTGGCGTTCGCTGGCTGGTAATAAATTCCTGGCGTTTTCAGCGTATCCAAATCCTCTGTCGAAAGCCCGATAGCCTGACCGTTAAAAATATCCTGAGAGGTTACGTTGATATCATTTGTCAGGGCCCGACCGTTCACTTTACGCTCGGTCGGTACACGCCCATTAGCGTTGTCATTGGCAGCCTTCACCGCCTTCGGCGTCGCTGCCAGCACCTCCGACACACTGTCAATCGCACTGCTGAGCTGGACAAGCCCCTTACGCGCCGTAGTGGCATCCACCGCGGTGTACTTGGCGTTTGCCAGGTCATACGCAGTCTTCACCGCCTTCGGCGTTGCCGCCAGCACCTCAGACACGCTGTCAGCGGCGCTACTCAGCTGAACGATCCCTTTACGCGCCGTGGTTGCATCCGCTGCGGTATATTTCCCGTTCGCCAGATCGTACGCCGCTTTTACCGCTTTCGGCGTTGCGGCAAGCACCTCAGACGTGCTGTCGGTGGCGCTGCTTAACTGGGTGAACCCCTTTGCGGTCAGCGTGGCGTCCGGATGGCGGCGGGACTGCTCATGCTCCGTCAGCTTCCCGTCGACGTATTCCTGTGTGGCCATCACCGTTGAGGTGTCAATCGTCAACTCGACGGAGGAAATATCGCTCACCATGATAACCATGCGAAGCGTCTGCGCGCGTCCTGACCCCTCTGCCAGCGCGGGCTTATAGCTTTCGGCCATATTCCCGACGGCAATCAGCGTCCCGGTATCGTCATAAAGACCCATCTCACGCATCCAGAAACCGCCCACCTCAGGCGGGATCAGCAGCTCCGCCACAACGTAGTTTTTGTTCTTCTTGTCCTGGCTGATTTTATTCAGCGCGTGGCGCCAGACTTCACTCACCAGCTTTGTCTGGCTGGCATCTGGAACGGGCAACGCACCGCCGCCGTCGCCGACCGCCATTGCGGTGAAGTTCACTTTCTTCGCGTTCGGGACGGTTGCTGCAGCCAGTTTTTCTGCACCGGCTTTGGTGATAACCGTTTTAAATTTCACTGTCATTATGCTCTCACTTATCCGGGGTAAACCGTAATGATGTCGCCGTCATAGCTCAGGGCACCGGTAAAAAGATAACCCGGGATGTCCTGGATGATATTCAGGCCGATAAGGTGGCGGCTGGCAGGCTTCGCATCAGCGATAAGCCTTTCCATCTCGTAATACATTTCCTCGGTGATACCGGTGTCTAACACGCCGATATCAAGGCGGAAGGTGCCGGGCGGGTCGTTGGTTTGCCACCACTCGGTGACGTTAATCAGATAACCAAGCGGCTCCACGACGCGGCGCACGGCGCCGATGGTTCCCTTGTGGGCATGGATAAACCACGCCGCGCGGATCACGTCCCGTTTGGTGGCCTCCGGCCAGTTCTCGTCCCAGCGATCGACCGAAAATGCCCACGCCAGCCACGGCAGTAAATTCGCCGGGCAGGTATCCGCGCTCCAGAGATGGCGCAGCGGTACCGGCGTTTTTTCTATCTCCGCGCAGGCGCGCGCGGCCGCCACCTCAAGCGGCGACGATCCAACCGGTAAAAGACGGGTATCACTCATCGCTCCCCCCCACGGTTACGCTGTAGTGGCTGCACCATGAGGCCTGAGTTTCATCGAGCACGATATCGGCTGCCGGGGCGGTCAGTTCCACGCGCTGCACCCCTTCAACGTGAAGAGCGGCGTAAATGGCAGACTTGCGAATATCGCGTCCCAGCCGATGCTGCGCCGTGATATAGGCCTGCAGCCGGGCTCTGGCCGCGTTAAGCACCGGTTCGCTTTCCGGGCCGGGGAAGAGGAACAGCGAGGCCGCAATGGTGTAGTCGACAATTTTGGCCGACTGGACGGTCACGCGATCGGCGACTGGCCTGACGTCCTCATCGTTCAGCGCATTGCGAACACGGGTAAGCAGCTCTTCAGACGCCACGCCGTTATTCTCCCGTGAGAGCACGGAAACGGTGACGTTCGCGGGCTGGGGGCTGATCACGGAAATATCCGCCACCCGGCCATCCGCGCTGCGGCCATGGAACTGATAAGCGCCTGTCGAACCGGCCACGCTCAGCCCTTCCGGCGCCTGCTGGATACGCAGACGAAAGTCAGTATCAGACTCCATCACAGCCGGCGTGGGCGGAAAGGTCGTGTCGTCGGCAGGCGTAATCACCAGACGCTGAAGGTTAGCGTTTGCCCCAATCTGGTCGAGATCGCTGCCAGTGGCGTAGGCCAGCATGACCGCTCGCGCGGCCTCGTTGACGCGCTGGCGCCAGATAACTTCCCGATACGCGTTTTCCTGCAGCAGCTTCACAATCGGCTCTGACTCTAAGGTCAGCGTGCGTGCGATAGCCTCTTGCTCCGCCTCAGGAAAGAGTGAGACAAAGGTGGCCTTTCGTGCTGCCAGCAGCGTTTCATAATCCACCTCCTCCACGACATCAGGCGCGGCGAGCTGGCTCAGATCAACAATAGCCATAGCGTTTAACTCAGTGAAATGGTAAGAGAAAAGGAGCGATCGGAAGAGGGTCGCGTGCCGGTGATATCGACATACAGCGTCCCGTCACTCTCCGACCGTTCGAAAGCAATCGCCGTCAGGCTGATCCGCGGTTCCCATTTCTGGATCGCGGAATAACATGCGGCCATAATCTGCAGGCGCAGCGCCGGACTCTGGGGCCTGTCGATCATCGCCGCCAGCAAGGAGCCGTACTCCCGGCGCATAACACGTGAGCCAACTGGCGTAACCAGAATGTCGCGCACGCTTTGCCTGATATGTTCCGCCTCTGAAATGCTGAGCCCGGTCTGACTGTTCATTCCCGTGTAGCGCACCGTCATTGCGTCCCCTTAGTCCAGCTTCCGCCGCTTTGCACACTGCCGTGGGCATGGTTGTCCACCTGCACCCCATTGGAGGTGAATTTACCGCCGGAATGTTCAATATTTCCGGCCATCACGCCGCCCTTCTGCACCTCCAGAGAGGCGGTAATTAACTTGTTGGTACACACCACTTCAGGCGTATCCAGCGTGATACGGCTCTCTGCTTTCACCTGTACCACCGGAACGGTCGCGGTCAGCGATTCCGATGCGGTGATGGTTGCCGTTTTGATGCCGGTCGCGGTTAGCGCACCGTTGCCGGGCTCGTATTCGATAACCGCCCCATCAGGAAACGAGACGTGGAGCGCGTCAGGCGACTCAGACGGCGCCGGATGGTCGTCAGAGAAAATGCCTGGCAACACGAAGGCGGTATCCAGCTCACCGCCGATAGCCAGCAGCAAGACCTGTTCACCCTCGGACGGAGCCCACCAGACACGCGAGCGGCCTGCGCGGCAGGTCAGCCAGTTCAGCCAGGTGGTTTTCATCCCCCCGGACTGGACGCGGCAGAGCCCTCGTTTGAGGTCGACATCAGTCACAACACCGAGACGAATAAGATTGCGGATCGCGCGAGCGATGCCGTGCATGGAAGTTAGCGTATTCATAAGAAGAGAATGCCGCTCAGGGCGATCGGCAGCAACGAGGCGGGGTTTTATGCGGGATGAAACAACAACTATGGCCAGCCGACAGGGCTGTGGGCTGGCCATCAGCGCGGTTACGTCAGGCCTCCCACCGGCTGACCAGTTCACCGTTGACGTATAACTCCATCGGACGTGTGACGGGTTCTGGCAGCGGTGGCTCCGGAGAATAGGTGGCAAGCAAGGTCCCTTCATTCTCAGACACCAGAATCCGCTCGGTTAACTGCAGGCTGAAGCTGATATCTGAGGTTTCATCGTCATTCAAGACAACCTGAAAGAGATACCCCTTTTTTCGTCCCTCATCGAAGGTAAAAATATCCGGCTGGTTTTCCCGAAGCCAGGCCAGCACCGGGACGAAAATCCCCTCGCTGTCACCGGAAAAACCGCTGACGTTCGCCTTCAGCTCATATTGTTTTTCGAACGAGAGCGAGGCCGCCAGACGCGCATCGATGTTACCGCTGCCGACGGTCATCCGTAAGCGCTCCGGGTTTGCGCGCAGTTGTGGAACAGCGTCAATTAATGCCTGACGCAGGCTCTTGAGTTTGTGCATCGAGATTATCCTGACAGTCTTTAATGGTTTCAACCTGCAAGGCGCAGGCGATAAGGGCGTGCTCAAGCCTGCGAATATCGGCGCTCAGATCGCCGTTAGTGACAGGCTCACTTGCCGGCATCGGGCAGGCGCTCACCTTTGGGCAAGCGTTGTAAACAATGTGCGGCGGAGGCGCAGGCGGCGCGGGTGTGCAACCTGCGGACAACATCAGGCAGCTGAGCGTGATACCAGCGGCGTAGTTCTTCATTTTCATTCATCAATCTCCCGATAGCCGCTTCGCGCCTTGCCATCTCCTCAGCGGTAACGGCAAGCGCATCGCGGAGCCTGACCTGCGCGTTTTCATTTTCTCTGGCCATCCGTTGCGATACGGCCAGCTGATGGTTCAGCGCGTTAATCGTGTTTTTTTGTTCAGCGGCGATCTGGTTGGCTTTGGCAAAGGAGCGGGACAGGTTCAGATTGTCATGGCGAAACCACAAGGTAATGGCCATCAGCACAGCCAGCATCAGCAGGAGAGTTCTCATCCCGCCCCCTTCATGCACCAGGCCTTTTCACGAGCCCGACGGTTTTCAAGCCCGGCGTTCTTCTTCCCGTTGACATACACCCAGCGGGTCAGCTGATCGCAGGCCTGCGGCCACTGTTTGTGATGAATAAACGCCACCAGCGTCGAACGGCAGGCGGCACCGGTTCCCACGTTAAAGGCAAAACTGACCAGCGCGTCATAAACCCGGGGTGGCATCTCCACCGGCGCGCATGCGGCAAGCCGTTTCTCAACCGTCAGAACGTCGGCGATCAGGTTCGCCGCCGCGTCACGCTCGGTGATCGCCTGCGTCGGTACAACGCCTGCCGTATGGCCAATGCCTGACGTCCATACGCCCGCGCTACAGCGGTAGGGCGAAAGACGGCAGCCTTCGAGATCGGCAAGTAACGCCAGCCCTTCAGGCGAGGTGTGCAGTAATCGAAAGTCAGGCATGAGCACCGCCAGGGCAAGGACGCTGGCGACGCTGCAACGCTTAATGATTGAGTTCACGAATACTCTTCTTATCGAGGCCCAGAGATTTGAGATAGCGCCAGGTTTTTCGCTTAAACCAGTAATTCGTCAGCGCGGTAAAAATGGCGCAGAGGCTTCCCACGTACAGCGCCACTTTTTCGGGAGACATCGCCCCGAACCAGGCCAGCGCCACGGCCAGCCAGTAGGCAATAAAGGTGGTGACTTTCTCCAGACTCAGTCCCATAGGTTCACGGATTCTTTTCTGGGTGCGCTATCGACCTCTGGCATGTCTACTGCCGTACCATGGGGTAAGACAACGCCATACTCAGCAAGGCCAGGATTGGCTTTCAGAACGGGTTCGACTACGCCTGCCGTGCGCCCGTAATAACGGGCACAGATGGCATCAAGCGTATCCCCCTGCATTGCATAGATCTTCATCAGACGCTCCAACATCCGGATTTCCAGGTACTGTAGAGTTTCCAGAGCCAGCGCCCTTTCCGCTACCGCAGGCGGATGGACAATCGCGGACACAACAGGCTGCCCGCGTACGACAGAACGCGGCTCAAATCTGAATGAAGGTTGATGCCCGGGAAAAGGCAGACGCTAGCGCCAGCTCTCGTCTTCCCAGACTTCCCGAAGAATGTTGTCTAACGCTTCGCGCTCGGCCTCGCCGTTGATGCCCAGCAGCTCGACGCCCGTCATGGAGCCTTCTTTCACCGTCACCCGCGTTGACGGGAACAGAGGCCTTATTCTGCGGGTGAGTTCGCACTGGAAGGCCTCCACGACGGAAGGGCCAATGTGCTGATCTTTATCCAGGGTAATATTGACCCGCACATTGCCTTCTTTTTTGATTCGTTCTGGAACAGGCGATGCCGAGAAAACAACGGTAAACGCGTTGTTTTTGATTAAATTCCCTCTCGCTATCTCAGCAATAAGATTCAGGGCAATTTCACGATCTCTCTCCTGACATGTTCCTTCCGTCGTCAGTCGCGCAATCATCTCGACTCGTTCAATCATGACTTGCTCATTCAACTCTCTGTCCACACAACCTCCACCACGAGATACTGTATAAACATACAGTAGCACGTAATCATAAAAAGAGTGAAGCAAAAAATCAGACCTGTTTGCGGTATGTGCATGATATCGATGGAGATTAGAGCATACTTCCGGCGACCTGATGCCTTAAATGCCCGGTACGTTCAAGGATTGAACTGGCCTTATCCAGGTAGGGCGGGGGCAACTCGCGGTGTCGGTGCAGATGAGTAAAATCACCCGCCGTACAGTTATTGACAGAACTCCAAGAGGGCGCGGTGGCGCCCTTAAGGTCAACGGCCCGCTTCGGTACAATCTTCCACTGTTTGAGGCGCGTTAAAACCGGTGACCCGGCCCCAACGGCCGCATCGTAGACCCCGCGGATACAGACGGTTTCCTCGCCGTACTGGTTATATTCTTCCTTCGGTTCGTAGAGCGTACGTACCTGCAGATCGTCACGACGGACAAACGGCCCGCCCTGGGCGTTCACATACCCCGCCCAGTCTCCGGCGTCCGCTGCGTCATGCACGGCGGCAAACTCCACGCTCAGGCCATGCGCCGTCTCGCGGTCGGCGAGACGGCGCAACTCCCGGTAGACCGTCACCGGCGCACCGCCAATAAACTGAAACTGACGGATGTGCCAGCGGGCCGCCCAGGCGGAAACGGCGGGTGCGGTCTCTTTCAACAGCTCGCCATTTTCATCATCAGTTTCGCCATCAAGCGCATAGCCATCGATATTCTTCGCGATGTATTTGGCGATATAGCCGGTAGCGCTGCCCTTCTCCGGGTCAATGGCTTCGGCGTGAAAACGGGCTTTTTTAGCCCTGTCGCGTTGTAACTCGAAGGCATCCTCTTCGCAGGCATAGTCATTCATGATGCGTCTAACCCGCCCGGTATCCTCCGGCCGCATGAACACCAGCATATGCCAGTGGGGCGTACCGTCATGATGAGGTTCAGCAACCCGGATCCCGAAAATACGAATCCCTTCCCGGTGCAACTTCGCCCGGATACGCGCCCAGAGCCGGTTGAGATAATGTTGCGTGTCTGCCGGGCTGGCGCCGTTCCACTTGCCGTTACGGTAACCGGCCTGCACGGTCGCGTGATACTTCGCGGGGGCGGTTAAGGTGTAGAACTCGCCTGCATAGCCCAGCTCATGGCAGATATTTTCAAACCCGCGAATGCGGGTCATCAGTTCACAGCGACGTATTGCGGGGTTGGCCACCGAGCCATCGTATTTTTCGATCAGACTGATACGGTTACCCTCTTCATCTTCAAGCTCCAGCCCCTTCAGGAACTCACGCGTACGGCGCTTCTGCTCGCGCCACTCGGCGATGCACCGTTTGCTCGCATAGGCAGATTTCTTTTTGCTGACGTGACCGATGGCGATCTGCAGATGCTCCCGCCAGGCGGCCGCCATCCGACGCAGACGACCGCGCCACCAGGACTCTGAAAACATCCGGATCACCGCCGGGGCAACATCCTCTTTGCAGAAGACGGTTTTGGACACGCGCTCCCAGTGGGGAGGGAGCACGTTGAACTGACGGGTAATGACACCGGCGCGCTGATACCAGGCATGCAGCGTTTGATATTCACCCATGCCGGCATCGTCCATATTTGCCAGCTCGGCGCGAATAAAGCGGGCGATGTCAGCCCCCAGCAGATCGATATCCGCACGGGACATATCCGGAAGGCGGTTGAAGCGGACGACCATATCAACCATCCGCGAGGCAAGGTATTGCCGCAGCGGCGTGTCGAAGCGGCCATCAAAAACCGCCGCGGAGACGCTCTCGTGCACGCCGACCCGGCTATATTGCTCAGCAACCCGCTGCAGGCAGGGTAATACCCCTTTACAGAAGCGGATCAGAAACGTATTGGCTCGCGGTGTGCCCTGCTGCTGTTCGATGGCGTCAACCGTACGCCACACTTCGGAACGGACGCATTCAGGCTGCAAAGAGAGGGCTTTTCTGGCTTGCAGCAGCGCCGCGAACAGACGATCGCGACGCTGCAGTTGAGAGTGTGTGAGATAGGGGCTGGCAATGGCCGTCCGTGGCGCATTCCACGGATAAGCACAGGAGATAGCCAATTCACCCTCCCCGATAGTGTTTGTTTTTCAGCTCCGTCATTTCCTGGCAGGTAACGCACATGGCCACGCCGGGGACGGCAATACGGCGCGCCTCGGGGATCGGGGCGTCGCACGCTTCGCAGAGAAAACGCGATGGCGACACAGGTCGACGGCGCGCGCTGTTAATGTGGCGCTCGCGTTCTGCCAGTTCACGCTCCTGCACCAGATCGATAAAATCAGCCATCAGTGCAGCTCCTGGGATTCACGCTCGTAACGGGCCGCTTCGTGACACAGCAGTTCAGCCACGTCTTCACCGCTCATGCCGGTTTTGTAAATGTGGCTGGCCAGCGCCTCAAGGCGCTGTGAAACTGCGAGCGCACGTGCTCTTCGCTCCTCGGTCTTCGCCTGCGCCAGCAGACGTACCAGTTTGTCTCCCTCGATCGGGGACGTGCGGTTTTCGCTATTTCGCATTACTCGTTCTCCTTAAATTCAGGCAATAGAATGCCCGGCGGGTTTACGCCATTACGTTTGGTTGGGGTTACATCGGCATGGTCAGCCGTTCGGGAAATAAGCTCACGACTGCACGAAAATGGTTCATGGCGGTAATCAGCGCCCTTTTCTCGTCAGTCGTCAGTTCACCGATCTCGCACGCATGACGGGTAGCGGGTAATTTCGCCAGGAAGAAGATGGCGGCCAGCGCGCGGGTGTTCTCTTCATAACAGGGATCGCGCTTATCACGCAGCTCTGCAAAAAACCGCGTCAGCTCTTTCTCGCTATTGCCCCAGAATCTGGCGCGCAGTTCAGCCACGTGGTTAAGTCCGGACAGACGCGCCCCGACGCTGAGCGGAACGCTTGCCTGAGCTGCTTCTATCGCCATATCGCCCCTCGCTTCGTTTCCCGCAACGTGAATTATTCACCGATAACAAGCTGGAAGCGGGAATGGCCTAACGCCTTACGTAGCTGCTCCTCTTTCCAGCGCGCGTAATAGATACGGATGGGGCCACCTGCTTTTTTGCAGCCCTTGCGGATAATGCGCGGCTCAATGGGGACCCGGGGGTTATCACCGGTCGTCCAGCGGTAGGCAGTACGTTCAGAAACACCTTCCAGCGCGGCGAATTGCTGCAGCGTCACCACAGGGGCTGGCACTTTGATGATTGCGATTTCAGAAGCCATGTTGCATGATTCCCATTTTGATAATGACTGCAATCTTTAGCCTCTGTTTGCCAACGTCTGCCGCTGATTGCCCGAATTTGCAATGATAC